GCAATGTATGCTTCTTTCTTTTCTTCTACTGCTTGACGTACAACTTTGCCCTCATCGTCTTTTACTTCGCTAATAGCTTTTTGTACCACTCTTTCCTTGCTTTTAAAGTCGGCTGTTTTGCCTTTCTTATCAGCATATTTTGCCCAATTCATTTGAGACTCCTTTTATTTGTTTTCTAATTCAGTTACTTTTGCAGATAACTCTTGTACTGCCTTAATTAATAATGGAACAAGCATATCTCTTGAAACTCCCATTATGTTTTCTTCACCATCAACAGTTGTATTTGTTTCGTTTACAGCTTGAGGAAAAACATCTTTTACTTCTTGAGCAATAAATCCACCTACAGTTTTTTCTCCAGATTTCTTCCAATCAAAATCTCTAACTTTTAATTGATTTATTTTTTCAATACCTTTTATTGATGTATCTACAATGTTTTTCTTTAATCTTTGGTCTGAAACATCGGTTAAAGCAAATGTTCCACTTGTGTTAGCTATAAAACCTACTGAATCACCATCTCCATCTTTACAAGCTAAATAATAAGTTGTTCCACTTCCATCATCTGCTCCAGCAACTACATTTAAACCATATCTATTTGCATCATTACCATCATTTTTAAATTGCCCAACGAAACCAGCAGATATATTTCCTTCTACTTCTACTTTTGCACAATGAACTGTAGCACCACTATCTTGTGCCATATAAACAGCAGTTACATCATTATTACCAAGAACTACTGAATTATTTGCTCCAAGAGTAATTCCATTTCCTAATCCAGTTCTATTTATTGCACCAACATCGGATACATCTGTATTATAACCTACAATCGTATTCTTAGTTCCAGAAGTAATAGAACTACCTGAATTATAACCAACTGCTACATTGTCACTTCCTGTATTGACATCATTTAGCGTTTGTGTTCCAAGAGCTACATTTTGATCACCAGATGTAAGGCTTGTAAGTGCATTAAATCCAACACCTACATTTGATATTGCATTATCCATACTTGCATCAGATACTCCATCTCCAATAAAAGTATTATAGTTACTTCCAGCATTTAATGAAGCACCAGCGTTTTTTCCAAAAATTGTATTTGATGTACCACTATCATTATTACTAAGCGAGATTCTGGAGTTGGCATTAAGAATTAAAGGCGTTACACCCCCTGTTATATCATAAAAGAAAAAATTATTTTGTAATTCAGATGCTCCTGAAGCTCCACCTACTCCAACATTCCATTGCCTTGATGGTGTTACATAGCTGACTAATGAATAATCAGATGCCGATGTTTGCTGTATTTTAAGCCTTCCGGGATTCCCAGAGCCATTAATATGTAAACCAGCATCAGTAGGACTCGCAGTTCCAATACCAACTCGGTCATCATCTGTTATATGTAATGTTTGGACATTATTTGAACCTAAAGAAAGTGTACTACTTGTCCTTGTTACAATTTGAGAACCAGAAGCACCAAACTCTATTTGCCCAACTAAACTGTCGCTTGAATCTGTAAGTGAAATATTTGTTGCCCCAGATGCTGATTGAAATTTTGCAGTATTTGCTGTGCCACCTTTTACATGGAGTGGAGCATCTATTGTATCTGAGCCTGTTCCAATACCAACCGATCCAGCGGATGTTATGGAAAGTCTATTTGTACCATTAGTAAAAAAATCCATATTACCCGTATTGTATATGACTCTTTGCCCCCAATTATCACCACCATAAAAAACAGTAATATTATTTGTGCCATTTAAGAGTTTTATATCTCCAGCAACCTCAAGTTTTTTCGTCGGATTTGATCCACCAATATGAACATTTCCATCTGAACCTTGCACAAAAAAAGCGTGTGTATTTGTATCTGACTCAACTCTAAAATCTACATCATGCCCAGCATCATTTACTACAACACCACCACTTAAATATATAGTTCCTGTTCCACTTGTTGTTTGAAGTCCAAGATTTGCAGAAAAAATATCACCACCAGTAATTGTTAAATCTCCAGCTATGGTTGCATTTTGATTTTCGTCAATAGTAAGTGCAGTAGTCGCTCCTCCTGTTCTTACATAGAATTTTTTATTTGTATCAAAATACATATCTCCTAAAGCAGTAGAATCATTATAAAATTCTATTGTACCACCACCACTTGAGCCAGATAATCTCATTTCTGCATAACCAGAAGAAGCATCCAAATGAAGAAGTTTTGATGGCTGACCACCTATTCCAAGCCTATCTGTATTTAAATAAAGTGGTGATGCTGTTCCATCCCCATCTACTACTTGTATTGCATTAGAGTTATTACCAGCTACTAATGTATCTGTATTGCCATTTAATTTTAAAAGCGAGGTATAACTACTCGCTACGCTTACGCCTGATAAACTTGCCATAATATTATCCTAAATCTTCCCAGTTTGAGTCTACGTTTTCCCATGATTCACTAATAGAGTTCCAAGTATCAAATAGGGTTTCTAATACTTGGTTGTACGCTTTAAATAAAGCTATACCTAATCCTAACATTAGTATATAAAGTTGATGTCGTTTGCATCAGGTGCGGATGAACCTGAAGTATGTCTTGCGCCTGTTGCTCTGATCGGTAGGATTGAGCCTGCGTTTAATCCTGCAAATGCTACCCAAGCTCCGTTCACATAAAAGTCATAACTCCCAGAAGCACCAATATATACAGCACGACTTTCATCGTTTGTAGTATTGTTATTGGTAATGTTGACAACAGATGCGCCTGGAGTGACTGCCTTCTGTACTGAAAAATCACGGAATGTACCCATATTTCCCTCGCTATTTAATGTTTGCAACGCTCTAAGCCTATGGTAAGCATGACCGAGCTGTTAGTTCAATAATATTAACGAGTTAGGGCGTGTTTTGTTCCATTTCCTTTTGTAATTCTCTGCGTTTTCTATTTCTAGTATATTGTTTATACTCAGCTTCTAGTTTACGCAGTTCAATTTGTTGTTCTGGAGTAATGGTTTTACTGACCTTTTTTTGCTGTAAAAGCCTGAATCTATCAAAATCAAGTGTCGGTCTATTTTCATAAATTTCTTTTCTTAAAAATAACTTACCTACTGCTGGAATATCGGCTTTAGATTTGATTTCTTTCTCTCCTAAAGTAGCAACATCATTAATTGTTTGAGCTAAACCACCTGTACTAGAGTTCACAAAATTTTCAATCATTACTGGAGACAGGTAATCATGTATTCCTAACATACCAGTAAACTTCTTTGTTGGCTTATGGTCATACATAAAGCGACTTAATTCTTTAGCAATAGGTAGAGTATAGTCGGTATAACGATCGGGAATTTCTTTACGCTGCATAGAACGAGTTTCTATAGGCGCACCATACCACTTTTCATTTGCCCATGCTTGCTTAAAAGGCTCAATAATAGTTGGTACAGGTGCAGGGACTGCTTGTTTTAAAAATTGAGAAACAATTTCATCAGTAGCTTGCGGATTTTTTTCATACTCCTCATCTAAATATGCCATTGTTATCCCACCAAACAATGTGCCGAGTTCGTGCGGTAAAGGAAGTGAAACAATATCTTTTTTATTACTAAAATCAGCAGTGTCAACATATATATGACTATACTTCCAATCAGATGGCAGTTTTTGAAACCACTCTTTATCTTTATTTTGATACCAGAAATAAATAGTAGGAAATGTAATAACACCTAAACCTCTTACAATTAAGCTCATAGGGTTGTTTTTTGCTTCACGATAAATCTTATCTCCACCTTGAAGTTGAGCATTAAAAAAAGCAGTCATTTGATTAATAAATCCAATTTTTTCACCCATACGACTAAAATTAATAGTAACATCTTGAGAATCATTAAATGCTGCAATTTTTGCATCATCAGATCCCTTTCCATAAACTTTTTCATAATCCTTTAATTTTTTTTCATATTCAGCAATTCTAGGTGCGCTTTCTGTAACTTCTAATATTCTCCGAATAGTATTCACTGGTTGAAGAGTAATGTTTTTAATATTCCCCCTAACCCCGCCTTGAGCGGTATTTAACACTTGGGAAACTCGTTTTTTATAACTGGTGAGTTTATCTCTACCCATTAAAGTAGTGCCTCCGCCACCTTGTGCTTTAAAAAGCCTTGCAGCCTCCTTACTTTGCTTTGATCCAATCCCTAAATCTGCTAACAATGAAATGGTTGGAGCTGCTGGATTAGGAAATTTTTGCTTAGAGTTGACTAAGTATGTGGAAAGATCTCTTATTGGGTTTTTAATCCATGAAAATGCAACATTTAACCCTGTTGCTCCTAACTTCAACATTCTGGTTGACTTACCAAAAAGTAAATCTAAAGTTGGAGGTAAATATTCTGTCTCTAAACCTTTTAACATACTATATAATTTAGGCTCAACCTCATAAAAAGAAACCTGTTCCCCCTCATAGATAGGAATAATATTTTCTTTACCATAATACTGCTTACCTACTGTAAAAAGTGTTAGTAAATCTGATTCTGACTTGCTTTCACCTGTTCTATTAAAAACTCCTAAACCATTTTTTTCTAACACATCCACAACGGTCTTTAATTGCATTGTTTTTACATTGGTTGGTGGTGGTACTTTTTCAATATAACCTCCAGGTAATATATTTTGATCTGATAAATCTCTTAATGCGATTGCAATTCTAGTTTTATCAGCAGCATTATAAATATTCTCTACATATCTAATCATACTTTCGATCGGATTTAAGATTTGTCTACCACTACCTTTCAAACCCTTTACTGGTTTACCACCAGAAACAGACTTACCTTTCATTTTAGGCACAGTTCTGTCTGCAAAAAAACGATATAAAGGTAAATAGATAGGGTTTAGTTCTTTAATTTTTACTTTAGCTTCAACACTTAATCCTCCTGAGTCTACCATATAATCTAAAATACGATCAGACCAATCACTTAACCCATCACTTGCTTTACGAAACTTCTTGCTATCAAACTTATCAAAGACAAACTGAGCATCTGTTAACTCAATACCTGCATCTATATCAGGTCTGGATAATGCTCTCCTAGCATACGCGTAAGATAAAAAGTTTTCTATTTCAGTTTTATTTTTTGCTATTGGCTTTAAAACTGTGACTAAACCATCTCCTGTAATATTACCTACATAATCAGTAGTGTTATACAAAATAGCATTTTCTGCTTTTGACTTTGCTTTCCCTTTAAACATCCTTGTTAACTGTATTGGATCTTTGCTTGGAGCTAAATCGCTAATATTTTCTTTTTTAAAAATAGATTCTAATAAAGCTACATCATCAAGAAATAACTGCCGAAAAGAAGTGATTCCATCGCTTATTCTCTCTTTAATTGGTATCTTAGGCGGTTTACCATCAAAGTTTATTTGAGACTTCACTCTTTCAACAGATCCCTGTTTATTATAGCGAGTCATCAAGTCTCTTAATTTTAATATATCTTCATAAATCTTTGGGTTAGCTTTAGCAAAATCTCCTACAAAATAATCATAAAAAGTTGGAGCTAATTCTTTTGCTTTCCCTGTACTTACAAAATGCCTAATAAACTCTGCAAAACCCTCACTGGTTCTTTGTTTAGTAAGGTCATAGTCCAGTTTACCTAGTTCATTTTGCCAGGGTCTAAAATGCGGTCTTTGTTTTGGCTGATTACCCCATATCTTATTATCAATAAAGTGTGCTACTTCATGTGATAAAACATAAATATCATCGGTTATTGCTGATCTAACTGTCTTTGTAACTGGACTAAAAAACCCAGCTACGCCTTTCATTTTATGTGTAGCCTTACCTCGAATGGTAACATCGAAAGCATTTCGTAAAAATTGAGTGATCTCTGCTCTACTAACCCTCTCTACATCTTCTACTCTTTCTTTTGCTGCCTTAGTATCGCTAAAATGCTGTACTCTTTCTGATGCTTCGATATTTGCTTGCCTTAAACTACTAGCATCCACATCTTTTATATCAGATTCAAATGGAAGCTCAGGAGCTTGAAATTCTGGTTCTTTATCCTGTATTAGTTTAATCATTCGTTGTGCTGAACGCTGATCTTGTAATAACTGAGTGTTGGTTCTGTTTGGATCTGCAAGTCTTTCAAAGGTAGTATTGAGATTTGCTTTTAAATCTGATAATTCTTGCGACTCTCTTTGAGTGAGTTTTGGTTGCTTAGTAGATGTTTTTTTCAACTCTGCAATTAAAGATTTGACATTTGTTATATCCTCAGTCCAATCCACTGTACCCTTAGACTGTAGACTATTTAAAGATTCCAAACTTCTTTCCATGTATACTAAAGGGTTTTTTTCAAATTCTTTTAAACTTTTCTGGGCAAGATTATAACTTTCTGTACCTCTCCTTACTATTTCAGCTTCTGTTATTTCTCTGTTTCCCAAATCTTCCCTAAATATTTCGCGTGTAGTTTCTATTGACTCTTTTAATGTGTTTCGACCTAAAGTAATGTTTTCTTTATATTTTAATAATATTTTTGGAGTTGGAGCTTGTATCTTTGGTTTTTCAACTTTAGGAGGCTCTACTTTTGGCTGTGCTATAGGTCTACCTTCAGTAAGTAAACCTCTTGGTGCTTCTGTTAACTCTCCTGCTCTTTCTCGAATAACCACCTCTGATGACTTTGGTTTACCAAAAGTTTCTTTCACCTTTCCCCACCATGCTCTATCTACTAACTTAGTTACTTTTTCTGCGGGTACTCTTATTGTTACACCATCGCTTAGTGCTTTTCTATACTGTGATCCAGATAAGTTTAGATCCAATAGTAAGTCTTTTTCTTCAGGACTAAATTTATCTTTCTTACCACCTCTTAACACAGATCTAACCTTGCCTGCATCCATATAAATATCTTGAGGTAGTTTATATTCATCTATGTATTTTTTAGTTACCTGCTCAGAAAGTCTACCAAATGCTCCTTTAGTACGATTACGAACACCACCAATAATCATACCCTTTCCAATCAAATCTAATATTTCAACAAATTCTTTAGATGTTCTTGTAGCATCCTCTGGAAGTAGATCAGAAATATTCTTACCACCACCTAATTCATATTCCTCATCTGTTACAGCAGAAATGATAGCGTTTTCTGCTTCATCTAAAGCCATAAAAGATGCTACACCTAATGCAGTGCTGATAGGATTGGTAGCTAGTCCTACTGTGACCGCACCTGTAAATGCAGTTTCAATAGATTCCATAGTGCTTGGATCGGGTTGAATACCAGTGATTTTTGGATCTCTAATTAGTAAATCATAATTCTTTTCTACATCTCGTAGTGATCTACCAGTATCCTGACTAATCTGATATATCATTTGACCTTTTACATTGGTTTCGGTCTTATCCTCAAAAATATTACGAATAAAGTTTTTAAACTTTTTCCCTACAGTTGGTTCTGGAGCAGCTCGTAATGAGGGTTGACTATCATCAATTTTAGGTTTTTTATTTAATTCAGAACTAACTATTTGAACAAAAGATCTTACTTCAGGACTATTTTCTGGCAATCCTGAATAGTTAGAGTAAAATTTTGCTGGATCATTATTAGAAACTGCCAATATGTTATCAATGATTCTTTCCCCTTCAGATAAACCACTTTGCAAGTCATTAAATTCTAGTAAGGTATCGCTTCCTTTCATTACCTTACCACCGATTTTTTTTATTCGCTGGATATTTTCCTGTTTTCGGGGAAGGTTTACTCCGTAAGGATTGTTTTTAGCAATACTATTTTCTTGTCTTTTTACAGCATTATAAATAACAGTTTTAAATGACTCATCATCTTTTTTACCTTTAAAAAGATAATCAACTTTTACGGTTTCTAGTTTAGGAGATTCTAACTCAAAGCCAGGTGGTAATGGTGGCATAAGAGTTTCCTCTAAAACAAAACCCTCTGGTAATGGGGGTAAACCTAATTTGTTAGTTGCCATCTACCATCTCGAAATATAACTACTTCACCTGTACTTGGATTAACACCTCTCATACCTTCAAATTGTTTCATGTTAGAAGTAGTTTGGGAAGTTGATTCAGCTTGAGTTGTATTAAATTGAGGTTGAATTATAGACTTACTTCTTGTGGGAAGTGTAGTCGTTAATTTCATTCCATCATCTTGAACAGGTTGAGTACCTGTCATTTCTTTATATAATTTGACATCTACATTCGTTACATTATTAGCTAAATACTGATCAAATGTCATTCCTGCAATGTTGGCTTGTTCTATCAATGATCTTTGTAGGTTTTTTAATTGTTGTTGTTCTATAGTAGATGGTGGAGTAGCCTCACCTCTTAAACCTAAACGCTTTTCAGCCTCTCTAGTCCTTACATCTTTTTCCATTTTAGTTGGCTGAGTACCTAAACCAATATCTTTTCTTGCTGCCATTGCACCTCTTTCAGCAGATTCAATCATTGGAGTTAATGCTTCCGATCTTGCTTTTATATCAGCTTGTTTTTGCTTTTCTGTTTGGTAGTCTACATCTACACCTAATAAATCCAGTCCTTCAGCTCCACTAATTTGACCTTTTATAATCTGGCTTTTAATTGGTAGCAGCTTAGATAAATTATCAGGAGTTGACGGTAGACCAGACACAGCATTATTAAATAAGTTTAATTCTTGAGCAGATCTTTTCTTTCTATTTTCTCTTTCATTCATAGCATTTTGCAAAGCGGTAGTGCCACCTTGTATTGCTCCTGCTGCAAATGCACTTGCGACAGCTTGACCCATGCTTGGTCTTTTCTTTACTTTAAACTTGAAAGCCATTTATACCATCCCCCCAGTTGCATATTTTACAGCAAGATTGCCAGCTAATTGCGCTCCTTGACCTAAAACAGTCTCCCACCATTCTGGTTGAGCGTCTAAACTAGCCTGTATCTGAGCGCGTTGCGTTTCTTCCTCCATTAGAAATCTGCTCATTGCATTGGAAAGATTGTCTTGATTATAGTTTGCTCTAATTTCAGTAGGAATAAATTGTGCTAATTGCTGTTGAGTTTGTGCTTGACTACCTGCTATTAAATCCTGTAAAGCTCTATTAGACTGCTCTTGAATTTGAGGAGTAAGTGCTTCTACCGTTTGTACATCACCACCAGTGCCTAAAATAGATCTTTGAAGTTGACTTAGAAGTTGTCCTGTCTTTCTAGCAGATACATTCTGAGCAAGATCTTCTCGTAGCCTTCCTGCTTCGGTAATCCGATCTTCAAATTTAGCAACATCTTCATCTAATCTTTCTCTGCGCAGTATTTCATTTTCAGCAGCTTGCATTTCTTCTCTTGATCCGTAATCTTCACCAGCCTCTTCAGCAGCAGCATTTAACCTCGCTAGTTCTGCATCTGCATTTCTATTGGCAATTCCAACACCTTGCTCACGTGTTTGTCCACCCGTAGTAGGAAAGCTAGCCACTACCTGTCCTGTTGTGTTGTCAATAATGTCTACTCTGGTTGTTTCCTTTTTCCAGTTTCTTCTTGCTTTTTTTGTATATCTCATCAGATTACCTCTATACTGTTATATAACTCTTTATTTTTATTAAGTTTCATATTACCTCTTCAAATATCATAATTCCATTTAATGATGCTACTTTACGATTGGTAGGATTACCCACACTAAGAACCATATCAAAATGCCCAAATTGAGGAATAATAATACTTGAAAAATTTTCGTCACTATATCGTGTAAAATTACCTGCAACGGTAGCTGTTAAAGCTTTATTGTATGTACCTAAACTAGATAAAGAGGTGTCATAAGCATTTCCTGTTAATCCCATAGTGGTAGAACTACGATCATCTGTACTATGATGAATATGCCTTGCGGTAATAATTATAGTTTTTAATATGCACTTATATGGTACAGTACCTCTAGGAGATTGTGAACCTAAAGTATCTGTTACTGAACCACTAATTAACCTATCTAATAAAAAAAGATCTACACTACCAGGAACGACAATTGCATCAGTAATATAATTATCTGTAGAAACACCACTGCTTGTATAAGTATAAGATCTAGCGTAAAATGGAAAATTAAAGGTTCTTGGAGTTCTACGATTTAAAATTCTTGAAATATTTTGTGAATAGCGTGTTAATAAGGATACAAAGTCATTATTAATCTCTTCATGTATAACACCTTTATCAAATGGATCAGATTCTAAAGTTAATTCAGTATAATTCCACTCTCCTTGAAACTTAACCCCGAATATTTTCTTCCCATTGTTAATACATACGCACATATCCCCATCATTGCCTTCCGCACTAGAATACAATCCTTGTTTTAATGGCAACAAAGTATCTTGCTTTGTATCTAATTCCGTAGTCAATAAATCTTGAGTTACATCAGCCATTATGGATTACTTCCTAAAATATCATAATCAATATCAATAGACTCTAGTTTTAATTCTCTTGATACAGAGGTTATTTTTACTACTAAAGTTTTTCCTACTGCACGCATAGCTTTACTAACATTTACAATGGCTGATTTAGTAGGGAAGGTTAAAGTTTCGGTTACAGAAGATCCTGTACCAGCCTCCCCTGCATAGATCTCCACTGTTAGGGCGGATGCGGATTGATATGTTATATTAATTTTTTTAAATCTTTTTTGTAGCTCTGGCGCACCAAAATCAAATCGCTTCGTAGTCACTGTAAAGCTATCGGTGTTTTGAGATCCAGTCCCCACTCTTCTTACCGTAGAAGCTCCTGAAGTGACGTTAAAAAACTGAGCGCGCAAACCAGCACCATATACATAATTACTTCTAGTGCGAATATTCGTAGCATCAATAGATCGTTTTACCCAACTGCCATTATCAAGATTCATAACAAAAATTGAAGAATCATCCGCATCATACATAACATACAATTCACTATCTTTAGCATTATATCCTATAGCGGTCTGATCAAAGGTTAACGCCTGATAAGTGTATCGAATATTAAATGTTAATTCCCTGGACTGGGTAGGAGTCACACTAAATACACCTACTTCACTAGCACATACCAATCCAAGAGGTGATTCAATCACTGCGTGCTTATGCACTGCGCCAACACCTTGAAATACTCTTTCTAATTGATGTCTTTGATTGTACACATAGGTATGATTTGGTTTAAAAACAAATAACTTACCTCGATAAGAACAAAGGCGAGTAATATTATCGCCATCATTTCTACCTATATCAAAATATCTTCCAGGTAATACTTCGTCTAGCTTATATGGATCAGTAAAATATACTCTGTTTTGTTCTCTAGCTGTCTGATTATTCTCATCTACGGTATCTATATTTGCATAATATCCACGATTGTTAACTACAGCAGATGTATTCCATTTAATTGCTGCTAATTTTGTTTTTGCAGCTCTACCCGTTAATGAATTATAAGTAGCTAATTTTAAGCCATCAAAAGGGATATACCATGTAGTAACCTTATCACTTAATACGCTGTGTGTAGAAATTCTATTTTGTTTGATAACATTCGATGTAGTAGCAGCATAGTTATTTACACGATTAATATTATTATATTTTCTAAAAACTATTCTTGAGTTAGTGCTAATAACGGAAGAAATGGGAGTAAAAAAAGAACCTAGCCTATTAAACTGAGTTTTTAAATTTGTGCTGTCATTAGTTTCTTTACGAGACAAAATTGCTACACCACTACTGGTATTGCTAAAATTATTGTTTTGCCCACTCCAGTAGCTTGCGTTTAAAGTAAATTGATTACCACTGCCATCCACTGCATTCGTTACATCGTCTGTCGCTACTGGATTTGGACAAGGCAACCAATATCCATAATTTTTCAATGAATATTCATTGTACACATTAGATGAATAAAAAGGGAATAAAGTATTACTACCATTGACTTCATTGTTAGGTACACTAGCAAGAGGACTATCAGAGTACCCTCTATTTATATCCAAAGTCTCCACCAAATACCAGTCTACATCATCTTTAGGTTGCCAATAAATATTCATTCCCGTTATTCTTGGATTGTGATAACCAGATGAAGTAATACCATTCAGCACTAAATTAATTGCTCTACCCTTTTGCGGAGAGCTACGGTAAAAAATAGATGCTCCTGTTGCGTGTTCTTGAGCTTGTGTTTTTAATTGACCTCTTCTAACATATAATGTATTGCTGCTAATTGCAGTAATAAACATAATTTCTTCATCAATCTTGATATAAGTATAAGTTGAAAATAATGTTCCGTCTGATACATCTATATCGCCTTCTGTACTATCCAATGCTTCAGAAGTAGTAGCAGTGCTATCTGATTCTTCATCTGAACCTTTTTCTACCTCAAAACCTGTAATACCTATTTCCCCATTTCGATTTAGAGATAACGAAGATTCTTGAACATAGTCATAAAGATAAGTAACTGCCCATCTGTCTGCTGGGTCAAATGTTTCATTATCCAAAGCATTGATCCAGGCATTGTGTTCGTCACTTTCTGTATCAGGCGTAGAGGTCGCAGAATATTTTGTTCTTGGTTCATAGACAAATAAACCAACATCTGTATTGCTACTTAATGTAGTAAATGTTAAAGTTTTTTCATCTAAATCTCCACCTGTAGTGGCAGCACTAATAACAAAATTGCTATCATCTGTAATTTGAGTAATAGTTGCTCCACTTGGAATATTATCACCCGAAACTTCCATACCAACAGATAAACCAAGAGTATCATTTTCAGTGGAAATAGTAGTGCCATTATTATAGCTACAATCTGCCAATGAAATCAAACCATCGTGAGCCATATTCATTTTAACAACAGTTGGAGCTACCAATTCAGCATTTTGCACATACCAATTATTAATGGTGGTATTATGAGTAACTACAGCATATCTTGGAACTTGAGTACTAGCATCTGATCCTGCATCACCTATTGCAATATTTTTTCCAAAAATATCTCGTTTTATATGACCGTACCATTTAGTAGTGTTAGTAAAACTACCATCCGATATTCGTAAAACTTGATTATGGACAAGAAAATCATACAAAGGTGTACCTGTCCAACCAGTAACTACATCAATAAATGTGCCACCAGTACCAGAGGAAGTAGCTTGCCTTCTAAGAACTGTTCCGTTTCCTACTACCCACCATTGAGTAGAAACATTATTATTGGAATTATCTTTTTCTGTTCGGTATAAAACAAGCTCTGTTTGTACATCACTTAAAGATGTAATACCACCACTTGCATCTGAATCATTTAGAAATTTTTCTAAACGACCAGGCATTTTATTCATTACATTTTCAAAAGCAGTATATTGATTTTCTGATATGTCAAATTCAGATTGGTTTGTTACCAAACCACCTGAAAAATCCCTAATCCGTAATCTTGGCATTAAAAGTCCTTATAATTAATACTGAACTTCGGTTCTCCTGCTCTACGTTGACGATCCATAACCACTTTTTCTTTCCATTCTAACCACTCATTCTTAAAGTAGGAAATCATATTCATATCTCTAAGCCGTTCTGCGGTTTTCCATGATCCGTAATACACTAAACATTCGTGATAGCGAGTATCTATCATAGGTACATCTGAATCACCAGATAGTGTAGTAGGTAAATGATAGTAGTACACCTTGATTTCTTTTACTACTTGAGGAATAGGAAAAATTCCTAAACTTATATCGTTGATATAGTATCCATGTGCAGAAGGCATTTGAACATCACCTACATTGCTACTGATATTGTGTATTTGATCCATACCAATGCGAGTCATTTGATCACCACCAAAATCAATACGATAAATACGAATCATATTTGCCAGATTGGAACTACCTGCGGAAGCTGCATTTTCTACGATTGTCCAAGCAGTTACAGAAGATCCATTCCCATTAACAAGTTGATATTCACCTGTTCCTGAAACGCTATTTCTAGTTGCGTACCCTGCAAATAGATTTGCTTCATCGGCTAAAATAGTCTGACCTTTATTAATGAGATCTGTTAACACAGAATCTGCGACTACGCTAGTATCTTCTACGCCAGTAATATTTCTTATTTCGGTTCTAATTTGAGTTAATGTCATAATCTCTCTAAGGCGGGGCGAGCGTAATGCCCGCCCCTTAGTTAGTTACTGATTACAGATCAGTCCTTGATGTTAAATACTGAATACTTCCGTAGTCTTTACTGTTATACACAGCTCTGTCTATTCCGTATATTTGACCAGCAGCAATACCTAGCTTGTTGCCATAGTCAAAGGTTTTTTCAACCCAGTTCATTTCACCAATTCCAGCACAAAGACCAGCACCTGCACCTAAAAATAGGTTTCTTGCACCTTTGACTGCATCTCCAGATCCAAAGTTTCCAGTAGCTACACCTTCATGCTCATGGATTACAACTCCATCATACATTCCCAATGCTCCAGCAAATAACGGATTATCATCACCGCGCACATTTGCTTCACGCTGTATCTGCTGAAAACCATCAAGCTGAAATAAGTCATAAGAGACTTCGGGATGTACTAACAATACATAGTAATCCTTACCTTCTACTTTAATAGGTCGCATTTTCCAAGTAGCAGAAGCACCTAGCATGGCGATACGCTTTAATTTAGAAATATCTTCCAAAGCGATTTTATCAGTAGCTGCCAAATTAGCTTCATCATCAGAATTAGCATAAGCAGATCCGCTAGTTCCTGAATCTGCTCTTAGCTGACCAAAAGTACCACTGGTTGCTGTTAAAGCACTAAAGATCTGTGCATCGTGATCTTCTGCGTAGGATCTTTTCAACTCAGAAAGAGCTTCTGTACGAAAATCGTACAAGACCTTACTATCTGCAAAATTACCATCACTAATCACAGCAAATCTTCTGTGTGCTGTTGCTACAGTTTGAGTATTAGAAGTAAGATTAGCTTCGTTACCTTCAATCGCAGTATCACCAGTGTAAAAACCACCGCTACTGTTATCTGAGGCTGGTGTTAATCCAACAAGACCGAAAGTAATGTCCTTACCTTTGCCTTCATCCATTTGTTTTTTTACTATCATAGAATCAAAAGATTCTCCCATGAACTTGGAGAAATAAATCTCTTTGCCAACTTCGTAAGCAAGTTGTTTCGCCCAACGGGAGACCTGCATTCCTGAACTCCAGTTTGCCATCGTATTATCCTTTTTTGGCTATATGTTTATCCAGAAGAAGAATCCATCAAAGCCTGTCTACGCACATCCTCTGGTAATTTTTCCCAGTCTGATTGCATAAGGTTGTCAAAATCAATAGCAGTTTTATTCCCACCAGTAGCATTGGAAAGTGTTGTTGGCACTTCCTCTGCTTGGGTAAGTTTTTCTGTTACTTGTTTTACACCTTCTGTTTTGGCTTTATTCTTCTCCTGATTTAAAGTCATAAGCGTGTACGCATCTTCAATTTGTGCGATCCCACGCTCATCTCCGAATTTTGCAACAGCTTGGAGTTCTTCGTTGGACATAGTAGGGTGAGACTTAATAAAACCATCAATCATATCCTGTTGAGCTTTTTTCATTCTACTCTCATTGATCTCTCTTTCTTGTACTTTGCGTTGTTCAGCGAACTTGCTTTCTATTTGTTTAGAGATATGCGGTAAAATCGAATTCAGATCATACGGATCATATTCTGGTAGTTCTGGCTCTACTTCTTTTGGAGAAGTATTTACCCTGATTTCATCAAGAGACTTACGCAATTCACCAAGTTCATTGGTCTGCCTGCCATTGAGTTCCTGAAGATTCCTATAAGACTTATCTGTATTAGAAGCGTATTCTACTAATTCATCCACAGAAGCAAATTCTTTGTTTCCGACTTTGTAGCTTTGAGTTTCTGCAACAGGTGTCTCTGCTGTTTGCTCGTTACTATTTGATTCTGGAGAATCTGTGGCAGTGCCATCCAATTCTTTAGCCTCATCAATGTAACTTTCTTGCTTTTCCATTGTACCTTATCCTTATTTTAGGGGGTTGTGAATCACGATTTGTCCTCACCAGTCATCTGTGACTGCATTTGCTGCGCTTGCATTTGTGCGGATCGCTCTTCTTCAAATTTTTCGAGTATTTCTCTTCCTGCATCTAGGTCGGAAAGCTCAACATAGAGAGGAAATAAACTTGAGTATCCGTTTCTGACCAGTTCACCAACCTGTTGTGCCTTTGCTGCCTTCATGGTTGCGGAGTTTTCTCCTCTGTCCAGAACAATATCAAATTCAAATTTTTCAAAGTTGGTTAAAAACCTAGCTATTGTCTCATTAATCACTGCTACTTCTTCTGGAGACTCTGCTTTTTCGGTTTCTGCACCAATAATTCTTTTAATTTTATCAGGCGTATAGAACTGTTGCATATTTTTAAGTGCCTGCATGAGAACTGTAGTCTTAGTTAGATCTAAATTTTCCATCTGTTCTTGCAAGGTCATCATACCCTGTCTAATTCTTGTCTGTGCTGCTATACCACTTTCTTTTGTGGATGTGGCAATACCCATCATTGGGTTGGAAGCACCACTAATTTCTTTGGCATCAAACTCTGCTTTTTGCTCCATAGCAGCAATACTACTTACCAAAGATAAGTGAGAGTTTGACCATTGCTGCATAAAGTCCGTAATTCGCCCCTTAAAGCCAGGAATACCAATCCACCTTCCTGTTGTGGAGGCTTCATTCATTTCCTCCTGAGAAACCTTATTTCCAGCAAATACACCGCCACCTCTAGGGGATCGGTTGATAATATCCAACATTTGTGAACGCCTTTTGTCTTTTTCACGCTGTGGATCTTTCATATTTTCTACAATACCAAAGGTTTCAATGTAGTTACCCATATCTTCAAACTGATAAAAGTAAGGAATTAACGGAAATTCATTGTGCATATACGGATTACTCTTTTTTTCCTGTAAAATGTGCATCCCTGCGGACATGGTAACGTAAGTTTTCGGTACAATTCGACTAATGACACCAAAATCAGTCATCATTGGCACTTTGGCAGCTTCTTCTATCTGTTTTAATTCTTTAATTTTTGTCTCAGCAGCTCTTTTGGATGCAAACCCTTGTTTAGAAATGCGAGCAGTAGACTTATTGATGATAAAATGCTCTCTTTCATACTCTCTATTCCACATTTCAAGCACTCTAACCTTGCGGTGCATCTCATCTAAGTGGTATGCTGAGTTAATTGGCTCTGCACTACTGTAAAAACTTCCTATTTCTTCTCCCATTTCGTGCGGATACTGCATAAAACCTTCTACAGAACTAATATCATCTACCGCATCAGGGTACATTTGTTGTAATTGTTGTAAAGTTAGGTACTTAGATCGTGCTAAATAATTCCAATCTTTGGTATGTGGAGATCTACACTCTGGATCAATAAGAACATTTGCCCACGACTCTCTTTTTATCGTTAACTCACCATCATAATATTGCCCAGGTTCTACACATACATCAATCCAACCTCTTCCTGTAATCACACCATCCTTAAATACGCGACTAAATAAGCTCTGTAACTGTCTGTTCCGATCTAAATGATATAAAAGAGCTGTCGTGAGCATAGCTTCATTCTCATCATCGGATTCTACAGGGCGCGCCTTCCATGAAGATCGCCCCTGCCTTTCTATTCCAGTCACCAAGTTCACTTTTGGTAAAATAATATTTAACTGTAATGGTGGTCTACCTTCTGCGCGTAATGTTTGCAGATCATCCTCTTCCCAATGACCAGTTCCATAACTTCCTGTGTAAAATCGAGCCGATTCTTCGGCTGCATCCATCCATGTGGAATCATTTTCCATCATGGCATCAAACACTTCATGTATTTCTTGTAAATTCATGTACTCATCCAACTTGTGCGTTTATTTTGTGAAAAACCCCATAAGCCATAGTCATCACTAGGTTCATGGGGAGAAAAGCTATCTTCGACATAATGTACGAGATACCGTAAACAATCCATTGCGTGATCGTTCTTTTTAACGGGTTCTTCTGGTAAGTTTCTATTTTCAAATCCGTGTTTGAGTTCCTTCCACTTATAATCAACGATTTCTTCGAGCAAAGGTTTCATATTTAATTTATTAAAAAACAATAACTTAGAGCGCATATTCTCATCTAGCTTCAAATACGAGGAGACTCTTTCAAATCCAGCACGCTTATCGTTCTTTGCTTTTTCCCATTCAATTCCATAGTCATACCACTCATCCGCAACGCTATTCCCATCTCTTTCGGTACGAACAATACTGGGATCTGCCAAAAAGGTATAGTTGACCCCGCTTTGTAGCCTGCGTTCTACCTTTGGTACTAACATTTCTATGGTATGTTCCGACTCATAGATTAAATCGTAGACATAAATAGTGCCTTCTTCATCTGTAGCAGCAAACAGTATAGAACTTGGGTTACGATACCCATAATCATAGACTACATAGTGATTCCACCACTTTGGAATGTCAAAAGACTTCATACAATGTGTTTCCTGCTTAAACTCTGGATATACCAACCCTGCAAAATCATCCCAACTACAATATACATACCTGTTAACCCATTGATCTGGCATAGATAATAAATGATTGATGTAATCGGCAGGTAAATGCGGATTATCGGAGTACAATGCTACTTCCTTGTCTGTTTTAGGCGCGGGTGCGCCTGGTTGCCAAGTCATAGTTTCAATTAACCTGTAGCCACCCTTCTTTTTATTCTGTTTTTCCTTATCCTTTTTCCATCTCTTCCATACCCAGTCATGCCCTGCTGGATTGCAAGTATGAAAGGAACAACGCATCGCGTTTTTTCTACGCATCTGACCCGCAGCAGCAATAAAGGTAGCTTCGGTCATTTCTTCAATCTGATCAAACGCAAACCACCCTAAATTCATAGATTTTATCCTTTGAATCGAGTCTCTGGAGTCATCTAACGCCATATATACAATTTTAGACCTGTTTTTAAAGATAATTTCTCGGTCTTGGGCGCGATGTTTGTCAATAAACCCCTGACCAAGATCGAGCAACTGGATGAGCGTAGATTTCTTGAACGAATCCAATACTTTTCTGCCCATTAACCCTAAATTGCCCTGAAATGCTGCACTTTGATGGATAGCCTCCATGCACATTGCTTCTGTTTTACCCGTTCCCAAAGATCCTGCTAATACTTGATGCTTGCTCCAACCTGTAAATAAATGATACTCTTCCTGATGGTCTAAGGGCGAGGTTGCGTTCCCTTCCCCATCTCTATAGGATATATTGACTTCCACTAAGCCTGACTCCTGTACCACATTTCCCAATCCAGTGGTAATTTGCCATTATCGTCTAATTGAAATAAGTCCAAAGCAAATCGTGTGGCTTCATTAGCCATAAATGGGGTTAACCCAAAAGATGTTCGTAGATAAATCTCAAAAATATCTTTGGGAGTCATGTGAATGTTGTCGCGGATTGCTTCTCGTTCCAATCTGCTTAGTTTATCTTCATCTTTTTTAATATTGCTTCCCTATCCTTTGGTGAAGTGCCAGAAACCATCACATTCACCTGTGTATTTTGCTGATTTGTCCTGTCTCTATACTTACCTGGGTCGTGTGCTTTGAGCTGAAAGATACGCTCGGTTACATTGCCCGCTTTGCCCGCTTGTGTGAAGGAAAGTTTTTCGAGTTCATCCAATCTATCGGTTC